CGGAATTTTCTCTCCCCACATCGAAGTTTTCGATGTCTAAGCTTCCTATCTATGCAGGTCAGAGGCTTTTTACGAATGCAAGTTCGTTCGGCCATCTTCGCCGGTATCCCCCGGTATCATGGGCTGTTCACGGGAATCGCGGGGAGTGTCTGGCCCGGTCGTCACTCTGCGTATGCCCTGCTCGAACAGGTTTTCGTAGTAGGCGTCATCCAGGCATCCATGCGTGCCGCACTTGGCGCATACGTTGGTCCTGGGCCTGCCACAGATGTCACAGACGGTCATCTCGAATGGGTGTTCGACGCTCATGGCTACTTACCGTGCTCACTGAAGCTGTCGTGCTCACCGTAGCTGCCGCCCCGCCATGCTGGGCATGCGGTGGTACAGACCGTCGCATATGGGTGAGCGTGGCGCGAGCTTCGTCCCCACGGTTCACGCATCACATGGCGATCCCCGTCAGCCATGGACTGCACCTCGACAGGTTCGCCTGCCAGGCGGTACAGGTAAGCCCAGTTCTGACGGCCAGCTTCGTCGGCTTCAGCCAGGGTTTCCCGCTGCTCGACCCGGCGCTGGCGGCGCTTGGTGTTGCCCCACTCGCGGTCTTTCTTGCCGTCGTCCCAGGGGCTGGTCCGCATGGCGCGGGACAGCATCCGGCGCAGGTTGCTGCTCATGGCTACTTACCGTCAGCAGGGTTGGGCCACAGATGGGGGATGCGCTCGGTGAAGTAGCCGTTGTCGTGCATATCCCCAGGGCCATGCCCGGCTGCCCGCCCACATTTCACGTCCGGGTTGCCGGGGTGCGGGGCCAGGCAGGTGCCATCGTCGGTGGCCACTGGATGCCCGTGTTCCCCGGCCAGCTGCACGAGGTGCTCCAGCGTGTACTCGGTGCCGTACCCGTTCGGTGGCAGCAGGTTGGCCTTGCCGAGCAGGCCCGCGTCCTCGCACACCTTGCACCACAGTTCCAGCCCGTACATGTCGTCGTAGCCGACAGTGAAGTTGCTCACCGCTCGCCGATCCCCCACCGCTTACGGTAGGCGCGGGCGTCGGCCTCGAAGCGGTCAGCGTCCCAAGTGGTGATAAGCCGCACGGTGATGGCGGCGGCTTCACGGTACTTGCGCAGGAATATTCTCATGATTCTTTCACCTCGCGGTACGCCTCACGCAGCCGGACCAGCTTGCGGGCGTCGGCTTCCGGGTCGCGGCCGAGCCTCCGTGACGCTGCCACCAGGTCGGCTGCCCTCTGTAGGGGCATCCTGTCGGCGAGCAGTATGTCCAGGGCCGAGACCAGCTGGTCATCTATAGACCCCGCGTCCTGCACGGTCCCGGCCCCGTCAACCACGAACACGTGGATGTCAGGCATCGCGAGGCACCCAGTGGCCCACGACCTCACCGGTCCTGCCGTCGATGGCCCGGTAGCCGGTGGGTGGACAGTCCTCAGCGAAGTGGTTGCGCCCGCACTTCTTGCAGGCCCTGAGTTCACCGGGCTGGGGGATGGGGTTTCCCTGGTAGTCCACCCGGCCGGCGCTGTAGTCGGTGAGCCAGGTCTTGAGGGCGGGGCACTTGTCCACGGCTGCCTGGCTATGGTGGACGTGGCCGCCGACGCACCTGTAGGTGGGTATGTGCGTGGTGGCTGAGCTGGGGCCTCCCCCGCCGAAGATCACCTTGAAGAACACCCATGGCAGCGCGATGCAGATCACTGCGATGGCGTAGAAGCTGGCCCCGTCAGTCACGAACGCGCCCATGGTCCCTCCTCTGCGAATGTCATGTCGCACACTGTAGCGCAGAGTAGCGCGGGCTTATTCCGGGTGCTAGACTCAACCTCTACTTGAGGTTTATCTCGGTATCGAGATACCCGGCCTTGATGTCAGCCAGGAACGCGGCCCACGCCTGCCGGCTGAAAGCGAGCGTCCCGCCGTTGCGGTTCTTGGTGTCGCGGACCAGCACCTCGCTGCCGCAGGCGCACGGCCCGGCCTCGACGCAACCGCCGGACTCGCTGTGGCTGGACTTGCCCAGCGCGGTGCCGACTTCGACGCAGTTCTGGGCACCGCTGTGGCTGGCCTTGTCCCAGCCGACCTCGACGCATTCCGTGTTCTGGCACTTGCTCGCCCGATGCCAGTTCATATTCCTGCCTTACTCGTGAAGTAATGCCAGTTGACGATGATCATAACCAGGACCGCGCCGCTCGCGGTGATGATCGCCAGGCAGATGGCCAGCGCGGCGAGCAGCGCGACGGTGGCCACGACCCGCCTCACCCGGCCAGTTTGCATTCAGCGAGCAACAGCGATCCGAGGTACTGCGTGTAGGCGGGGGGGATGGCCTCGCGGGTGGTGAAGAAATCTATCCACGGCACGCCCATCGCCTCCCGCCAGTGCCGTTCGGGGTCGTCGCGGCCGAAGATGGTGAACATCAGTTCCCGTCCCTCGCCGTTATGCGGGTTCATCGTCGGCAGGGAGTGGTCGCACCCCCGGGGCGGCCACACCGGGAAGCTCGCCTCGAACAGCCGGTGACGGCGGATCGCCAGTCCGCCTTTGCCCAGCCCGAACATGGTGCCGCACAACTCCACGCCGTAGGCCCCGAACAGGTCGTCCTGGGTGGGCAGCGGCGAGCCGGGCACATTCTCGATGATCCAGGCAGCGCCGCTGGCTTCCAGCCGCTCGCGGGTGGGCTCGATGAGGCGCGGGAAGTTGCCGGCCAGGTGCCGCATCGCCTTGCTGTAGTCCTGACAGGGCGGGGAGGCGTGGATGGCGTCGAAGCCGTCCAGCGGGTAGGTCATCGCGTCGGCCTGGTGGAACTCGAACGGGAACCGGGGCTGCGGGCTGATGTCCACACCCACCACCTCGAACCCCGCCTGGTGGTAGCCCATAGCCGCACCGCCACCACCGCAGAATAGGTCCAGCAGCCGGGGCTGCTTCTCCGGTGTCACTCAAGCTCCCCATCGGTACGCAGGTAGATGGCGTCCCCCGTCACCATGTTGATCTTGAAGGCCGAGTCGTTGACGGCGGTCCAGCCCATGTCCGCCTCTTCGACGCGGTGGCCGCAGCCTTCGCCGTCGAACCCGTGGCAGATCCAGTAGCTGTCGCCGGTGAAGACATTGCTGACGTCAACGGGGTGTATCCACTCCATCTTCCCGTGGGTGGGGCAGCGGGGGATGGTGGCGATATACATGTCACCCATGAGCACATACTGTAGCGCGGACGGTGCAGGATTGTCAACGCCAGCCGTGGGTAGGCTGCTTCCCGCTGGCCGCACGAGGAGGGAAACGGTATGGGATTCCTGGCTACGGTCCCCGCGTTCCTGCGGTGGCTGATCTATGTGCTGGTGGTAATCGTTATCCTGATCCTGGTGGCACTTGTCGTTCACGCCCTCGGCGGGTTTGACTGGGTGCTGCGGATCGGTCACTTCCACCTGGTGATCGGCGTCACGTAGGAGGAGCCATGCAGTCCTCACAGTCCACCACAGGCCAGGTCGCCGCCGCGATAGCCGCTGCTTCCGCTGCCCGCCAGGCACCCGTGCACACGCCGGCCGCGATTATCCACGGCCACGAAGAGAACGAGCCTGCGCCGCACGAGTCTGTCGCCCACCTGCTTGACCGGCTGACCGGGAAGAGCGATGGCGCCGAGACGGCCGGTACGCCCAGCTGAGGCGGCGGCCCGGCGCGAAATCCGCGCCCTGCCAAAGCCTTACAGTGACGGCGTTATCAGCAAGGGCATCCTGGCCCTGGCCCAGCTGCTCGATGACGGGCAGACGCCCCGCGACGCGGCGGCGCTCGCCCGTGAGATCCGGCTGAGCATGGAGACCCTGCACGCGCTGGCCCCGGCGAAAGCCCCCGACGACTTCGTGGATGAGGTCCGGGCGAAGCGGGAGCGGAACATGCGCGATGCAGCCAGTAGCACCGGGTAGCATGCAGGCATGAGAAAGCTCATCCCTGCGGGGCTGCTGCTGTTTGTCCTGGCCGGCTGTGGGTCACAGGCAGGCGTTCTGGCACCTACGGTGTCACCGAGCGCCCCCACCTCCATCTTCACCAGTTCACCAGTCCCCATCTCGCCGCTGCCTGTCTCACCGTCTATCCCCGGAACGCCGGCCCCGACCTACACCTGGCCAGCGACCGCCACCTGCGGGCGTGAGCGGTGGGCGGTGAAGACCGCCACCGACCCGGGTGCCGCCAGTATCGGCAGCACGGTGCATCCCACCACGATCGCGGCGCTGACCGCACTCTCCGCGCCGCCTGCCCTCCCGGCTGCTTCACGGATCGCCCCCACCGAGACCTCGCTCTTCTCAGTGCATGCGACGCTGATCGGCTTTAAGCTGGAGGCCGACAATGACTATCACCTGGTCCTCCGCACGGGGGATAAGACGATGATCGCGGAGATCCCTGACCCGCCGTGCGCCAAGGGCAGCCCGCTGCTGGGCGGTATCGAGACGGCCAGGGCGCAGTTCGATGCCCGCTTCAAGCCGAGCGCCTTGCACTTCACCTACGTGTCGGTGCCGGTGACGGTGACCGGGGTCGGGTTCTTCGACTACCAGCACGGGCAGGACGGCGTCGCACCTAACGCGATCGAGCTGCACCCGGTGCTGAGCGTCACCTTCGGGGGTTGACCGGATGACGATCGTGGTTGCACCCTCCCTGACCGGGAACCTCGACCCGGGGGTCACCTGGCTGCCTGATCAGTGGCTGGCCATGATGCGGGGCGAGGTGGCTGATCTAACACAGAAAGCCACCGGGGATCAGGCGGATGACCCGGCGGTGGTTGACTCATCCGGTAGCGCGACGTAGAGTCAACGGACTATGAGCGTAGAAAGCGGCAGTCGGACAAACATCCACATCGCGTGCTCGATCGACTTCAAGAACCGGATCAAGGCATACGCAGCCCGCAGGGGCCAGAGCATCTCCGACGCGGTGGTTGACATGCTGTCGGAGTCGCTGAAGTTCGAGGACTTCACCGTGGACACCGACAAGACGGCGGCTGCCGACGACTGGCAGGCGATGGTCAAGCTCACCGCTGACGGGCACGAGGTGCCGTAATGGCGGAGAATCCTGCCGCCGAGAGGATGAACTAATGCGGATATTCGGGTCAGGCGATGAGGCCAGGACGGCGCAGATCGCCAAGCTAGCTGATCAGATCGCGGAGATGCGGGCCGAAGTCAAGGCGCTCACCCGCGAGCGGGCCAACCTCCAGGAGGTGGCCAGGCTCGACAAGGAAGTGGAGCGGCTGAAGCTGGAGAAAGGCCGTCTCACCGAAGACAACGACCGTAAGATCCGCGAGACCGAGCACAAGACCGGCCTGCTGCGCAAGCAGCAGGAGCACGATGTGTCGAACGCGAAGCGGGAAACCATGCTGGAAGTCCGCGAGGAGAACCTGTCCAAAGACCAGCAGCGATTCACCCAGGACATGGAGTTCATGCGGGAGCGCATGCAGGGCGAGGTGGACCGTGTCGAGCGCGTCCTTAACGCTGTGCTCGCCCGCCTGCCCGACATCGAGGCCACCTTCGCGGCATCCACAGGCCAGCCGGCCAAGGCCAGAGGGGGTGACGCGTGATGTCGTACGTCACCTACAACCCCCCCTACTACTCCACTACCACCTCCTCCACCACCCTGACCACCGGCCTGTTCACCGCCTCGGCTATCTACGTGCCGGCCAGTCCAGTCCGCAGGAAGACCGAACTCGACTGGCTCGATGAGCAGGTAGATAAGGTCTGCGCCCTGGCCCGCTGATTAGCCAGAGACCCCGGTGACTGGGGCACGTCACCGGGGTCTCTGCATGCCTGGGGCTATCCTGCCTCCATGACCGTTCCACTCGGTAACGGCGAGGAGATCACTGGAGCGCAGCGGCCCCGCCTGTGCTCCCTTCCCGCTGCCTACTCCTATGAGATCGGCGAGGATGCTGTTGACTTCGCCGCCAAGTCCGGCCTGATCCTTGATGAGTGGCAGGGCTACGGGCTCACCCAGTCGATGGGCACCCGCCGTAACGGACTGTGGGCCGCCTTCGAGGTGGCCTGGATCATCCCGCGTCAAAACGGGAAAAACTCCGCGCTCGAAGCCCGCCAGCTGTTCGGCCTTTTCGGGCTGCGTGAGGCCCTGCAAATCCACACCGCGCATGAGTTCAAGGCGTCCGGTGAGCATTTCCTGCGCATGCAGTCGATGATCCGGGGCAACTCCGAGCTGCTGCGCAAGGTCAAGCCGGGCGGTATCCGCACCTCCCACGGCGAGGAGGCCATCGAGCTGCGCCCCGAGCCGACGCTCATTCACGGCCACAAAGGCACCCAGATCCGCCGCAGCGTCGCCCCCCGGCTGCGGTTCCTGGCGCGGTCCCGTGGCTCAGGCCGGTCGTTCACCGCCGACGCTGTCTACTACGACGAGGCGATGATCTTGTCGGACGAGCAGGTGTCCGCGTCGATGCCCACCATGTCAGCGGTGGCGAACCCGCAGATGTGGTACACGGCGTCAGCGGGGATGCCCGACTCGATTCAGCTGTCCCGGGTGCGCAAGCGTGGCCTCGCTCAGAATGACCCGACGCTGTTCTTCATGGAATGGTCGTGTGAGTTCTGCCCCGACCTGTGCCCCGACAAGGGCAAGCGGCGCTGCTCGTTCGGTCATGACCGGCGCGACGACCCGAATTCGTGGGCCAGGGCCAACCCAGGCATGAACATCCGCATCAGCGAGGAGCACATCGCCCGCGAGCTGATCAAGATGGACCCGGCCGGGTTCGACCGGGAACGGCTCGGCATCGGCGACTGGCCCCTGGACGAGCTGTCGTGGTCGGTGATCAGCGAGCACCTGTGGCGCGGCTGCGAATGGCCCGGCCCCGGTGAGATGCCCCGCCCGGAGCGGATCTGCATATCGGTGGATATCGCCCCCGATCAGGGTGCGGCGACGATCGCCATCGCCGGTATCATGTCCGGTTTCGAGGCTGCGGTCGCCGACGAGAAGACCGGCGAGGTCATCCGGGTGCCGGTCGTCGCGCTGGAGATCGGCAACGACGGGCAGTGGGACGACCACCGGTCCGGGGTCGCCTGGATCATGCCGCGCCTGAAGGAGCTGGTCGCCAACAACCGGGTCGCCAAGATCGTCATCGACCCGATCGGGCCGGGGGCTGAGCTGATCACCGCGTGTGAGGCGGCGGGGCTGTCGGCGAAGAAACCCCGCCCCACCGCTGAGCCGATCCTGGAGATCTGCCAGCTGCGGGATGTGGCGCAGGCGCATGCCCAGTTCGTGCGCGGTGTCAGCGACAACACGATCATTCACCGGGGCCAGGACAGTCTCGGCAAGGCGGTCGCCGCTGGTGTGCGGCGGGACGTGGGTGACGGGATGCACGCCTGGGCACGGCGGGACACCAGCGCCGATATTTCCCCGCTGTGTGCGGGAACCATGGCAGTATGGGCAGCGCGTAAGTTCGGGCGTGGCTATGACGTGCTCAAGTCGGTTCTGTAGGAGGCAGCTGTGGGTGAGTGGACGATCGTCATCCAGGGTCATGGCATCCACGACAACGGGCGCGACGATGACGCTGACGCAATCTGCCAGCGGTTTGTGGACGAGCTAGCTCGCAGCCAGCACATCCAGCACGCCCAGTTCACCGTGGGTTACCGGCGGTCGATCCCCGCTGGGAAGCAGCAGGAATTCCTGATCGGCGGCCAGCCCGCCTCGGCATTTGCGGTTACACCGGAAGGGCAGATGATCCCCAGTGGCTGAACGGCAGCACAGCGGCTGGGCCGAAAACGATGAGCCGGTAGGCGGCGGGCCGCCGTTCGTGTCCGACATGGGGCCACCCCTCGGCGTGTGGGCGCAGGACATGCCCGCAGCACGGCCACCTATCCGCAAGACCGTGATCAAGGGCCTGCCTGATGCGACAGAGCCCGAAGGTGACCGGCAGTGGAAGCAGGTGAAGTGATGAGCGACACGGTGACGATGGCCCCGGCGAACGGGCGCAAGCCGCTGCATGAGCGCGTCCCGCTGGAGGCGATCACCGCCGACGCCCGGCAGGCATCACCGGGCAAGGTGATCCTCGGCCTGATCGGTGGCCTGATCTTCGCCATCGCCTGGTGCTGCGGCAAGGCGTTCACCACGCTGTTCTTCGCCTTTGCCTGGGGTGCGTCGGCAGCGAAGATGGGCTGGCGCACCGCCCGCGACCTGCCGCTCAACCAGCCGGACGTCAAGGCGCTGATCGCCGAGAACGACATGCTGCGTGCCCAGGTAGAGAGGTATCAGCTCGGATGACCCACGTCGTCAAGGTCAACTACATCCCCGAGCAGGCCGTCGAGGGCAAGCCGCTTGGCCGGCACGTCTGGCACGATTCCCGCTCCCTCGCCTATGCCTACCGCAGCGATGCCGCCCTGCGGACGGTGACATGGGCGCGGATGATCGGCATCCTCGATCAGGGGAACCTCGGCTCCTGCACCGGCAACGCGATGGTCGGTGCATGTGGCACCACGCCGGTCTACGAGGGCCTGCCTGCCCAGCACATGACGCTGAACGAGGCGGGGGCGGTCAACCTGTATGGCGCGGCCACCCGGCTCGACGGCTATTCCGGCTCCTACCCGCCTGACGACACCGGCAGCGACGGACTGAGCGTGTGCAAGGCGGCACAGAACACGGGCCTGCTGTCCGGCTACACCCACTGCTTCGACCTGAACACCGCCCTCCAGGCCCTGTCAGCCGGCCCGGTGCTGATCGGCTGTAACTGGTACGACAGCTTCGACAACCCCAGCTCCAGCGGCCTAGTGGCTATCTCCAGCGGTGCGCAGATCCGGGGCGGCCATGAGATCGTCGCCCGTGGGCTCGACACCTCCTCGAATCTGGTCTACCTGGACAACTCCTGGGGCACGTCCTGGGGAAACAATGGCTCGTTCTCGATGAGCTGGGACACCCTCACCCGGCTGCTGGCCGAGCAGGGCGACGCGACCGTGCCCATCCCGGCCACACTGCCCGCCCCGGTCCCCGTGCCCCCCACGCCAGTTCCAGTCCCGGTGCCTGACGTGGCCACCCCGGCGGACGTGCAGCTCGCCCATGACCTTGGCCAGTGGCCATATAAGCGCCACACCGGGGCCAACAAGGTGGCGGCGGCAGACATCGTCACCTGGGAACACGCCAAGAACCTCGGGCCAGGCTAAGCTGGTCCCAGGCGTGGCCGCCGCCACTATTCGCGTGGGCGGGAGGCTACGGGTGCTCGGAGCGCAGGGCCTGGATCGTAGTGGCCACCGTGCCGACACTGTGGCGGTTAATCCCGGTAGCTTCGGCGATGACCTTGAGGCTGGTCCCCCCGTCCAGCAGGCGCTCGATCTCCAGGATGACCTCGGTGGTCAGCTTGGTGGACCGCTTGTTTCGGTTCTGCTGAGCAACCGTGGCCCAGCAGCAGTTATCAGGCCCGTAGTTGCCGTCGTTGTCGAGGCGCTCCAGCGTGGTGCCCGGTGGGCGGCTGCCCATGTCGGCCAGGAAGTTGTCGAATCCGAACCATCCTTGCCATCGCTCGGAAACGGTGATTCCGCGCCCGCCCCAGTCCGCATAACGCGGGTGGTTGAGGTTATTGCAGCGCGAGCACATCTGCACCCAGGAGTTGTATTCCGGGGTGCGATTCCATCCCCTGCGGCGTCCCTTGTCGGACCGACGCTCTCTCGGCCGAAGGTCGGAGCCACGCTTAACGCCGTAGTTGCCACCAGTACGCATGTTTATATGGTAGCCGAAGGGGGGTGGTGGTGATGGGCCTGGTTGACCGGATCAACATCGAGACGAGAACTATCGGTGGAGTGCCGTGGCAGCCGTGGCGATTACTAACGTAATCCGTACTGGAAATTCAACATCGGTGGGCCGACTCACCCGGCGCGGGAAACCCAGGGCGTAGACACGGTCCTATCGCTCGGTGCTTGTTACTCAGCTATTCGCTTCATAGCGGATCAGATCGCTTCGCTCCCGATTAAAGTGTACCGGCAGCTGCCCAACGGGGACAGCGAGCGCATCTTCTCCACCATGCTGCTCGGCTCGCCCGTCGCCGGTGGTGGCCCGCAAGTCAGCGGCACGATGTACGACTGGATGTTCACCGGCTCCACGTCGGCGCTGCTGCATGGCACCGCCTGGGGCCTGATCACCAACCGGGGCGGCATCGCCGGCTCCGATGGGCTTGGCCTGCCGACTGGCGTGGCGTGGCTGCCGGGTGACCGGATGAGTGTCCAGGACGATGAGCAGCAGCCTGAGAACCCGATGCGGGCGCGGATCTATTACAGCGGCCGGCTGATAGAACGCACTGACCTGATCCAGCTGAAGGCGTTCAGCATCGCTGGCCGGGTCGAGGGAGTCAGCCCCCTCAAGGCGTTCGCCCTGCTGTGGGGACAGGGCATAGACGCCCTGAAGTATTCGGCTGACTGGTTCCAGAACGGCGGCTTCCCCCCCGGCACCTTCCAGAACGTCAACGAAGAGGTCAACGACCAGCAGGCGAAGCAGATCCGGCAGCGGCTCACCGACACGATCCGCATGCGGCAGCCACTGGTGTATGGCCGGGACTGGGACTACAAGGCGCTCACCGTCCCGCAGAACGAGGCGGCGTTCATTCAGGCGATGCAGCTGAACGCAACCCAGATCGCCGCGATCTACGGTGTGCAGCCGTACCGGGTCGGCGGCACCCGCAACGATGGCCTCACCTACTCAAACGTCACGATGAACCTGCTGGACGAGCTGATCACCACGCTCCGCCCGTGGCTCACCCGGTGGGAGCACCTGCTGACGACGATGCTGCCCGCCACCCAGTTCGTGAAGTTCGATGTCGATGACCTGCTGAAGATGGACCCGCATACCCGCACCCAGGTGTATGAGATTCAGCGGAACATCGGCACGCGGACGGTCAACGAGATCCGCGCTGACGACGACAAGCCGCCGATCGCCGGCGGTAACGAGCCGATCCCGCTGCCGGTGCTGAACCGCATGCTGGGCACCACGCGCACCATCCCGAAGAGCTACATCCCGCAGGTCACCATGGAAGCGCAGCTGATCGCCGACCTGATCCAGAAGATGGAGGCCGACAACCCGGAGATGGTCAACCCGATGACCGCCGGGAAGCCGCCGCTCACCGCTTCCCCCGAGCAGTACCTGGCGAAGCTGATCACCCAGGTCCGGTCCGGCCAGCTATTCGGCCCACCTGATGGCGAAGTGGTTGGCAGTGACCGCAAGTCGGCGGTCACCATGCTCCAGACCTACGAGCGGCTGGGCCACCTGACCGTCGCGCAGGTGGAGGAGAAGATCGCCGCTGTGAGTGCGGCGAGGACCACGGGTGAGCTGGCGCAGCTGTTCGAGGGCCTGCCGCACCTGACCGATGGCATGGCACCATCGGTTCCGCGCCGG